AATCACTCACATCGCGGAAGAAAAAGGATACCTACCCGCGCTACTTCGCCATGAAATTGATCATCGATAACACCCGGGTGAACATCCAACAACTATCCAGACTGTTCAAAAAAAATCGGCACACGGTCGAATATAACCTGAAAACAATCAACAACCTGCTGGATGTGTACAAAGACTTGAGGGCGAAGTATGAAAGTATTGAAACACAAGTGGTTGAATTTAAAAAATCGATCACTTGACAACACCCGACTATTTTACTACCTTTGCCCCGTGAAATATGATAAGGACCATATTGACAAAATACTGAGATCACTCGAGGAAGGTGAGGGGAGGGTGAATGCAGTCATGGCGGGTGGCATTAACTACGCAACATTCATGCGGTGGATGAGAAAGTATTCAAACTTTGCAAAGGATATAAAAAGTGCAGAGGACACTGGTAACGATAAACTGGAAGATATTTGCAAACGCCGGGTACTGAATGATCCCTCATGGCAGTCGGCCGCGTGGTGGCTCGAGAGAAATCTTCCGGAAAAGTACCGCAACCGCGCCGAGATGAACATGAACGTTACCAAGATGGATGACCTCTTTCCGCCGGATGAAGAGATAGAATCTCATGCGGAAGATTAATAAGAACTTCGCCACGCTGGTCAAGGCACTGAACTCCGGGAGGCGCGGCCTCGTGATGGAGGGAGGCAGCCGATCGGGGAAGACCTGGTCAGGAATAGACTTCATGTCATACGTCGCGCATCGTTACCCCGGTTGCTCGATTTGCCTGGTGAAGGAAACCTACAACTCGTTCAAGACAACGCTGTATGATGATTTTGCCAAACGCCTCCCGATGCGCAACCCGTTCGGTTACGCGAAAGAGATCAGGTCTTTCTGGATCGCGGGGTCGAAAGTCTCTCTGATCGGAGCGGACGAGGTATCCAAGTTCTACGGTCTCGGAACGGATTTCTTCTGGATCAACGAGGCACTGACCGTGAGCAAGCAAATATTCGACCAACTTGAGATGAGATGTAAGCGGTTCTGGTGGATGGATTTCAACCCCTCGCTAACGGAGCACTGGATATTTAACGTGTTGGAACGCCGCCCGGACGTTCGTTTTATACGAACAACGATGCTTGATAACCCCTATATATCGAAGTGGGAGAGGGCAAAAATACTATCTTACGACCCGGCGAACCCGGTGAACGTGGAACGGGGCACTGCTGACGAGTTCATGCACGCCGTCTACGCACTCGGTGAACGCCGCGCGCCGCAGGGTGTCATATTCAATAACGTAGAATGGATCGACAAATTTCCGGATGATATTGAACTGGTTACATTCGGGATGGATTTCGGGCACACCAACAGCCCGACGGCCCTCGGAAGGGTCGGTAAGGACGGTGCAAACCTCTACCTCGAATCGTTGTTTTACGCCCCCTGCGATGACATCACGACACTCCAGGGGGTTTGCTTCGGGCACATAGGCGATGGTCACGTTTGGTGTGACAGCGCGGAACCGGGGATGATCGCTGCATTAGCGCATCGAGGGGTGAAGGCTATACCAGTGACGAAGTTCGCCGGATCGGTACGCTACGGTATAGACCTGCTGAAGTCTTACAAGATTCACGTTGTCCGTTCGCCAGAGGCGAGGCGCGAGGTCATTAACTACAAGTGGCGCGAGGTGCACGGTATCCAGTTGAATGACCCGATCGACGAGTTTAACCACCTCTGGGATGCCTGGCGGTACGCCGTCATGATGCAATTTCCCTCTTGATGTGCCATAAATTTATTTGACTTTCGGTAACGAAGTTGTTTACATTTGCAAAAATTTAAACCGCTTGAATGAGGTTCCCTAAATTATTCACCGGGAAAAAGGGGTATTCAGCCCCCGTTGCAGCGGAGGTTAGCAACGGCGAAACGTATTACTACCTCAACATGCCGGGGATCTCCGGCAACCAGACGAGGGTGAGCACGCTCACCGGGACGTCTACAGTTGAGGAGCAACGGTTGTGTTACAAGTGGTGTCCACCGCTTGCGGGTATCATTTCACGAAAAGTAGAATCTCACGTTGCGGCTGCCTACACCGTGGTGGATGCCAACGGTAAGGAATCAACGACGGCGCAGGCTAACAACACCCGCGCGCTGCTGGCACGTCCGAACCCTTACCAGTCTTGGATCGAGTTCGAATCGCTGGCGAAGACGGACATCCTTCTACACGGGGAGGCGTTCATATACGGCCTGCGTGCACCCGGCGGCAGGGTGGTCGCGATGTCGGTGCTACCAAATGACAAGGTTCGAGTTGACACGACAGGTTACGTTTACATGCAGACCGCCATCGAGGATATAATCAGGGGGTATTGGTACGGTGATCATGGATCCGAAATATTTATACCGGTCAATGACGTGTTACATCTTAAGGATGTTCAGGTGAACACTGAAAAACCGCTGATAGGGTTGTCACGACTTGTATCGCTCACTGACCCGGTGATGAATATAATCGCGGCTTACGAGGCTCGCAACGTGCTGCTGACAAAGAAGGGTATGATCGGTATCCTTTCAAACGAATCAACGGATGCGGTCAGCCGTGTCCTGATGGATCCTAAGGAAAAGGCACAAATACAGCGGGATTTCAACACTTACGGGGTATCGAAGGATAAGTACCAGGTGGTTATTACTTCGCAGGCTTTGAAATGGAACCCAATGACATTCCCGACAAAGGATTTGATGTTGTTCGAAGAGATCGAAGACGATGTGAGGCAGATCGCGGATAACTATAACTACCCGATGCACTTGCTCGGGTTCAAGGCTGGCACGACCTTTAGCAACGTAGAGGAAGCGAAGAAGTCGCTTTACCAAGATGCTACGATACCGGAATCGAGGCGATGGTGCGGGGCGTTGAGTAGGTTCCTTAATTTAGAATCAATCCAAATAGTGGCTTCGTTCAATCACCTGCCCGTCTTTCAGGATGATGAGGTGGCGCGTGCCGGGGTGGTGCTGACAACCTCGCAGGCGATGGAGATCGCTTACCGCAACGGCGTTGTAACGCTCGAGGAATGGAGGGGTGCCATAGGTTGCGATCCGATAAAGTTTAACGGAAAAACGTTTCACGATGGAAATATTGAATAAGAAATTCAACCGCCCGGTGTACTTCAAAGTGATGCCGGGTAACAGTTATCATTTAGACTTCACAGGTCGCAAGGTGTCAGGATACCTTGCCGCTTTCGGCAACGCGGACGAAGAAGGTGACGTGATCATCCGTGGGGCGTTCGCGAAGTCGATCTCCGAACATGGGCCAGAAAGCCAGAGCCACCGGAAGATAGCTTACCTATTCGGGCACAACCCGGCGGAACCTATAGGGAGATTCACGAATTTAGAGGAAAATGATCACGGGCTTTACTTCGAAGCCGAGATTGATTACACGGACATCGGTGACAGGGTGTTGCACCAGTACCAGACCGGCACGCTAAACCAGCATTCGATCGGTTTCAGCTACGTTTTGGACAAGCTGGATTACGATAAATTGACGGGTACGGCCACCGTGCGAGAGGTGAAGCTATGGGAGGGCAGCGTTGTGTCAATGGGTACGAATGAAAACACGCCGTTTACCGGTTTCAAGGGTGTTGACATCTATGCAAGTAGGACTACCTTGTTAGATGAAATTGAAAGGAGGATACGTTTACTTTCCAACGCCGATCAAATCGGCGTGAGGGCAACCGTTTCAAAGTTAATGGCACTCGCCGAAATGGCGGAGCCGGGCATGCACCCACTCCCACCGATCGTTGAGCCGCCGGTTAATTGGGATGCGGTTATGATACATATATTGAATACTAAACTTTAAAACTTACGAAAATGGAATTAACAGAAAAGGAACAAGCCGTTGTTGATGCTTCAAAGGCCGCGATGAACGCGGAACTCACGAAGTTCAAAGAAGGGCTGATAGACACAAAGCAGCTTAACGAAAGGCTGACGGATGAACTGAACAAGGTCACTGCGGCCAACGCCGACACCGTCGGCCCGCTGCTGAAGGCCGTTGAGGAACTTGGTTTGGAGGTAAAGGCTTTGAAGGAGCCGAAGACCGGGATGGAGTGGAAATCGATGCGCCAGCAGATGCTGGATGCCGTGAAGGGGAAGGACATGAAGCAGCTCGCGAAGACAGGGTTCGAGATGACCGTTGACCTGGAGAGCGCTGGGTACTTCCTGAAGAACGTGGGCACGGTTACACGCCCGTCTTCCAATTCACTCGTACCGTTCCCGTCACTTGATGTAACATGGGGTTACACCCCGTTGAACCCGCCTTTAGTCAGGTTGATTTCTGACGTGCTACCGACCGCCCTCGGGCGCGCCGCTTGGGTAGAATTGGGAACTCGCGAGGGTGCCGCCGGGATGAGTGGAGAGGGGTCCCCGAAGACACAGGCAGATGCCACGCCCACGATCAACAGCTCGGAAGCGAAGAAGGTAACCTGCTATTGGGATTTCACGGAGGAAGCACTGGACGATCTACCGGGGTTCATGGCGGAAATGGAACGGGAGTTGACCGATCAAATCAACAAGTTGGAAGATTCACAGTTTATCAACGGTGTCGGGACCACCGTCTACCTGAAGGGTGCCGGTGCTTACGCCCAAGCTTACGGGCTAACAACCATACAAGTTGAGACCCCCACCACGTGGGATGCCATTATCGCCGCCCTGACACAGGTGAAGGCATACAATTTCATCCCTAACGCCATCATGATGAACCCGGTTGACGTCACCAACATGAGGTTAGCGAAGGATACCACGGAGGGCTACCTGTTACCGCAGCTCGTTGTGGCGGCCATGCAGGGTGCCGGTTTGGCAACAGACGGGATCCGTATATATGAGAATAACAACGTGACGGCTGGCTACCTGTTAGTTGGTGACTTCACGAAGTACCACATCAGGGATTACAAGTCGATGTCAGTGAGGTTAGGCTACGTTGGCGATAACTTCAAGGCTAACATAATCACGGCAGTTGGTGAGAAAAGGGTCATCGCTTACGTGAAGGGTGGGGAAGAGTATGCCTTCGTTTACGACACGATTGCGAACATCAAGGCTGCCATATTAACATCATAAGCATATGATAACTTCTAACGTGAACAAGATGATAACCCCTGAGTCCAACAAGGTGAAGTTAATTTCAACCGCCATGCACCCTTTCGTACGAGCCGGGCAGGTATTGTACCTCCACCCGTCGACGGCGGAGATATTCCTGAAGAAGGGCTACGCCATCACGGCGGAGAGTTACAACGCACGACCGGTGGAGATTGATGAAGTGGTGAAGGTGGCCGCGACGAACTACGTTGAGGTGAAGGTTGTGAAGGCTAAATCAGAACCGAAACCTGAAACCGTGGTAAAAACGAAGGTTAAGGCTAAAAAGGGTAAGGGCAAGCGGTGAGGGTAGTGATGTTATCAACGAGGGACTATGCCGGGAGCGGCGGGCGGATCCGCGAGGCGGTGAACGGTAGCGGGCGGCACGAGGTCTTTCTCGTAACCGCCACCGGGCACCAGTATGGTTACACCGTTGATGGTTGCCTCG